CATATTGAAAATACTATTGGTAAGTTCTCAGATGCTGACCACTTTGGAACATGGGTTGCCCCTGCCGAAGATGGCACTATGCATATTTGGGCTGAGCCAGTCAATGTAGTTGCTAACCGCACAGAGGCTGTTAAACTTGGTAAGATTAGAAACCAAAAGGCTGTTTTTGATTTAAATACTTTTGAAGAAATTAACACAGGAGGAACAGGCGATGTCAGAGCAAGCGCAGAATTTGCATTGGGTCAAGGCACAAAAGCCGTTCGGTCAAATGTCACCAGAGGAGCGCAAAGCGTTCGCACAGAACTTAGCGAATCAAATCGTGCAGCAAGCCTCAGCGAACTTGCCACCCGTATTGGAAACGGAAAATATCCAACCGATGGCATAGTCACTCTTGTCCGTGAATTAGCGGATAGAGATGCTCTTATTAGAGCAAACCATGAAAATTTACTTACACGACTTGATGCTCGCGTTGTTGAAGAAAGTCGTTTAAACGCACCTAAACAAGTAATTGGTACTGGTACCCGTAGAACAAAACTTTACGATGGCACAGTCATTGAGTATAACGATGCTGCCCAAGGTGAACTTGGTCAAATTCTTATGCAGCAAACAGACAATGCTGATACATATAAGTTAATGGCTGATGCACCATCACAGTTGTTTGCTGCTCGTTGGGGCGGTATGGAAGAAATCCGTTTAAGCAAGAGCGACCCACGGTACTTTAATGGTTACGCTAACTTCCTTAATAACTTCTTCCGTTCACCAACAGAAACAAGAATTGACCCTGTTATTCAAATGTTTTTAAATAACAGAACACCAGAGTATGTTGTTAATTGGCTTCGCAAAGACCCAGCAGGTTTGGCTTATGCAGCCAAGATGAACATTGATGATGCTGGATTTAAAGTAGCCCGTGAGCGCCTTAATGTTGGAACAGATGCTGAGGACTTTGTAGGTAACCTACATAGTGCATACCAACGCTACCTTCCAGACTCTGAAATTCAAGAAGCCTTCCGTGCTAATCAGGTTGATGAAATGTGGTTGCGTAATCACTTTAAAGACCAACCAGAGATGCCAGATATTGTTGGTAGCGTAGTTCCTACAGCCCCACCAATTAGCGGTGCTGGTGCTGCTGCTCAGGCTTTTGTACAAAAGGCTTTCTATTTTCTTGGTTCACTACCTGAAACTACACTTGCTCGTCACCCACTGGCTCGTGCTGTATATCGTAGTGAAATGCAACAGCGTGCAAACATTGCTCTATCACTTAAGCGCTCTAAACTTATGGATGATAAGGCTGAACTTACGCTTGATGAAATTGAAGGTTTACGCAAAGATGCTATTGAATCAACTCGTAAAGAAGTAAATAAGACTCTTTTTACTATTGTTCGTAAATCTTATGCTGGCGAAAAAATGCGTTACATCATGCCGTTCTTCAACGCATGGGAGAACACAGTTCGCCGTTGGGCAAACCTTTCAAAAGATAATCCAGTAGCCATTGCCAAGGCTGGACAGGTTACTGCTTCCCTTAGTAATCAAAACAATGTCATGGATAAAGATGGCAATATGGCAACTACATTTAGTTACGACAATGTAATTGTTTTGCCAATGCCAGAAACATTTATGAAAACCATGGAAAGAATCCCTGGTGGCGGAGGACTTGCTGCTGCTATTCGTAGCGCAGGAAGCCAAGTAAGTATTCCAATCCGCTCACTAGATGTTATGTTCCAAGGTGAAGCAACTGCAGGCTTTGGTCCAATCGTGGCTATACCTGCTGGTGAATTAGAAAAGATGCGCCCAGATTTTGAGAGCATGCTTTCTCCAATTATTCCTTTTGGCGCACAAGACAATGCGCTTAAAGGTTTACTTCCACCAGCCTTACAAAAGGCTACACAACTTTGGTCAGGTACCCGCGATGGTCAATGGTCAAGAACATTTAACACAGTTTATCGTTATGAGTTAATCAAGTTTAAATTAGGTGAGCGTACTACTGAGCCTACATTTGAAGAAGTCCAAAGACTTACTAACGATATGTATAAAGTTAAAATGCTTTCCAATCTTGCGCTTCCATTTGCTGCACAGTATGACTCGCCACTAGGTTGGTATACACAGCAATACAGAAAGTTGCAACAGACCTACGGCTCAAAGGCTGATGTTCTGTTTTTACAAATGTATCCAGAAATGGCAGAGGCTACAGTTTCTGCTTCTTTGAACAATACTGGAGCACAGGCTTCACAGGCTGCTCAGGCTAACACTTTAAAGTATAAGGCTCTTATTTCAAAGATTGGCACAAACAATCCAGAAATGATTGGCTTTATTGTTAATGACCCAACTGGCAAGTATGACTTTAGTAATGCCGTATACCAATGGCAACAAAGAAATGCACCAGTGCCTGGCTCTACAGACAACTTCCGTGGTACTCGTAACCCAGCGCTTCTTAAGCAAGATGCCAATAAGAAGTCGGGGTGGATTGATTACCGCAAGGCTATGGACTATCTTGATTCACAACTTTACAGTCAAGGATTTGAGTCTTACTCAGAATCTGGTGCCGAAGAACTAAACCTTATGAAACAAATGTTTACCCAGCAATTAGCGCAGACAAATAAAGACTGGGCTGCTGACTTCTACAGTGTAGATAAAGGTAAATGGATTTACCGCATGCAAACAATTAAGACGATTCTTAGCGACCCTCAATGGGTTAAAGATAATGGAAGTCGCCCAGTTGTTACGCAACTAGCAATTTACTACAATACTCGTACGCAAATTGCTCGTGAATTAGCAAGCAGAAAAGCAGAGGGTGGCGCTGGTTCTCTTGAAGCCAAAGAAAATGAAGATTTAAATGCTCTTTGGACAAGAACAGTTGCAACCTTGCGACAGGAATCAGGCGGAGAGTTTGATGCTTTCTACCAACGATTCTTACAAAATGACCCTGTGACCTTGGGATAGGACTATGACAGATAAAGAAAAATATAATTTCTTAAAGAAGCAGCATCCTGATAAGTCTGATGCCGAACTCAAGGCTGCCGTTAAAGAGTTTCAAGTTCTTGAAGGTGGCTTGGCTGGGGCACAAATTGCTAAGGCATTGTTAAAATTTGGTCAATCTATTTTTGCTAAGAAGGCTGCCGAAGAAGGTGTTAAAACCGCTGCTAAAATGAGCCTTAAGAAAAAGGCTGCAATAGGTGCGGTTGGACTTTATGCTGGTAGCAAGGCTGCTGGTTCTATAGCAGACCGCATGGGTAGCAACAAAAATGAAACTGGAACAGATGCACAAACCCAAGCAGAAATGGATATGGCTAATGCTGTTGCTGCTGCCAATGTTGCAGGAATTGATGTTAACCAAATTATTAACACTCCAGCAGGTTCACAGTTAAATCTTAATGCAGGCAACCTTCCAGCATTGATGGCTAAGTTTGGTCAAGAAAGCGGTGGCTTGGTTGGTATTGGTAATGTTGGTGTATACACAGGCAATCGTTTAGATAAAACTGGACCAAAGGGTATTGTCTACAAAGGTTTAAAGCCAGAGATTGTTAGCCTTCCACAATGGAATAAACAATTTCCATCAGACCTTAAAGGTCTTGCTGAGGCTAAGCAAAAGTTTGTTGATGCTGGAATTATTGACCCAACTGCTGGTATTGATAAAGTCAAAGCAGCGTGGGAGGCATACGGCAAAATGTCATTAGAGTATAGCCGTGCTGGTAATACACTAAGCCCATGGGATATTCTTGGTATGCAAAAAAGTTTAAGCGGTAGCGGTGGAAGTCAAACTTCTATTACCTATGACACATCTCAAATGGCAGAAGGCGATGTTCGTACATACGCTAAACGCCAGTTAGCACAATCACTTGGTTTGGCTAGTGTTGATGATAAACAATTTAAAGATATTCTTGCTATTGTCCGTAAGAAAGAAGCAAAGAGTCCAACCAAAACTGTTACTACAACCACTGGTAAAGTAACTCGCCGTAACACAACTCCAGGTTATGGAACATCAGATGTACTTGCTGATATTGAAGAATATGCAAAGAAAGACCCACGGTACTCAGAGTTCCAAACAGCAAATGTGTTTGGTCAAGGATTGGTTCAAGCGTTAGGACTTAAAGCATAATGGCTATGGAACTTAAAGGCGGTATTCTTTACTCAAACGGCACACCATTTACTGGCTCGTACGGTGGCAAAACTTACAAGTCTGGACTTGAAGTTACAGAAGCACCACCAATGGCTACATGGATTGTCAACGCTCTTTCACAAATTCCTGAACTTAATGCGGTATACCAAAAGGTAAGAAACGCTGACGGTTCATTTAAGTACGATGCTGCAACCATTGCAACAATGATTAACGATACTGAGTGGTACCGTTTAAACGGACCAACAGTTGCTCAAAAATTATTAGACCGCATTAAAGGTGGCGAAAATAATTATCGTGAGGGTGTCAATGAATTTCGTCAATCAGTATCTAAAGTTGCTACAGAATTAGGACTTGATGCTTCTGACCCAGATGTATCTAGTTACCTATCAGCCTTAGGTGAAAACGCATATCTTCATAGTTGGACACCTGCACAAATTGAAGGCGTTGTTACAAGTAACCCTGACATTGTTAAGAAGATTAGCGGTGGATTATTTTCTGCTCAAGCACAAGATATTGCAGATTATGCAAACACTATGGGCACAATTATTTCTGCTGGAGATAGAACTAACTACACTCAACGCTTGCTTGGATTAACAGATAAAAACGGTGTTCGTGTTCGTTCATCTGTTGATGATATTAAGGCTGAAATTCGCAAAAACACTGCTACAAAATATGCCGTCTTTGCTGACCAAATTAACGCTGGTGTAAGCCTTTGGGATTTAACAGATAATTACCGCGCAAAGATTGCAGACAAATTAGGAATTGATAAGGATGCCATCCGATGGGATGACCCATTATTTAAAGATGGAAAAATCTTTCAATCAGTTGACCCTAAAGACCCAAGCAAAATTATTGCTCGCCCATTGTGGGAAGCAGACAAAATGATTATGGCTGATGAGCGTTGGCAGTATGGAAAAGAGGCTGACGAAATTTACAGCAAATGGACCTACGGTACATTACAGAAGATGGGAGTGGTGGCATAATGGCAACTCCTGATTCCGCAAGACCCGATACCGCTGTTAGAGTTGAAAAGGGTGACACGCTTAGTGCTATTGCTAAAGAGGCTGGCATTAGCCTTGCAACACTTTACGACTTAAACCCAAAGTTTAAAACCGACCCTAAATATCAGGGCGGTAATATGATTTTCAGCAATACGCTGGTTAATCTTGCTCCTCCTACAAAGGCTGCAACATCAACTCCAACCCCAACTCCAACTCCTGGCGGTACAGTCACTCCTGATGTTCCAGTAGTTCCAGTTGTTCCAGTTGTTCCAACACCTGGTTCTGGCGATACATATAAAAGTGGTGCTGGAACCCCTCCAGGTCAGGTAGATGGTGGAGGAGCCACTGGTGCAATGCCAGGAGGCGCTACAGCCTTCTCTGGTGGATTTACTCAAGCAGATATTGATAAGGCTTTTGCCGAAGGTCAAGCAACTGCAACTAAAGTTGCTGCTGATAATGCTTTTGCAGTAAAAGTAAAAGCAGTAGATAAAATGATTGCTGCGTTCAAGGCTAATGGTATTGATGACCCTGAGTTTGCTAACTTTATTAGCAGTCAAATTATGGCTGATGCAACTCAAGAAGAAACTCTTTTAAAGTTGTATGACCAACCAGCATATAAAGCACGCTTTCCTGGTATGGCAGCACTCCGTGCAAAAAACCGTACAATTACAGAGGCTCAATACATGGCTCTTGAAAATCAAATTTCACAAACATTACGCTTCTTTGATTTACCTGAGGGTTTTTATGATAGCCGTGAAACTCTTGGCAATATCATTGGTAACGAAGTTTCACCAAAAGAAGTTCAAGATAGAGCACAGGCTGCACAGGATTTGGCTAAGGCTACTAATCCAGAAATTCGTACAGCCCTTAAAGAGTTCTATAACATTGGCGAAGGTGCCATTACAGCCCATTTTCTTAATGGTGATTTGGCAGCGCCATTGCTTCTTAAACAAGCACGGTCAGCAGAAATTGCTGGTCTAGCAAAGACTGCAGGTTTTAATACATTTACAAATACAGAGGCTCAAGGACTTGCTGAAAAAGATGTTTACAAAAACATGAACTTAAGTGATTTAACTACCGCTATTGGTAAAGCAGGCACGCTTGCTGATACACAAAGACGACTTGCTTATCTTGAACAAGGAACTTACTCAGATAGAGAAGCATTACAAGCAACCATTGAAGCAGACCAACAAGCGCTCCTTGCATCACAGCGTAGAGCAGCCCGTGAAACTGCACGCTTTGGTGGTAGCAGCGGATTGAGTTCTGGCTCCTTAAGACAATCTAGCGGAATATAAAAGAATCCCCACCCTGATAGACCAGCCCAGGGGGGCGTAAAAGCCTGGTAGCAATAGCCGACATAGTTTCCCCGAATTATGCCGAGGATTGCGAATACAACTAACGAAAGGGAGATAGGTAGATGGCTACCAATTATGATGATGATGACTTCTTTGATGAGGACAATGAGCCTCAGGATGTTGTCAAACAACTACGCAAGGTAAATCGCACGCTTGAAAAGCGTTTGAAAGAACTTGAAGTAGAGTCAACAACTCTAAAGAATCAAACTCGTCAGCGCACCGTAAAGGATGTACTGACAGCAAAGGGTATCAACCCAAAGGTCGCAGCGTTTATACCTCAGGATATTGAAATTACTGAGGAGGCAGTTTCTAACTGGCTTAATGAATATGGCGATGTATTTGGTGTTAAGCAAGAGCCACAAGAAGGCGAGAGCCAGGCTCAGAACCCTGCACTACAAGCACAAAAGCGTATCAATGAAGTTGTATCAACAGGTACTCCACCAGGAGTAGATGAAGATTCACTTTCAAAGATTTTAAACGCTAAGAGTGCCTCAGAACTCAGTGCATTACTAGGTGTTTCAGTTCTTTAACTAAAACTACCAATCACCAGGAGGTGAATCTATGGCTAATGCGTATACAGATTCGTCAGCACTTGCTGGCTTAATCAAAACCGCGTATGACCGCTATGTAGAGTTCGCGCTTCGTTCTCAACCAATGATTCGTTCAGTGGCAGACAAGCGCCCCGCTCAACAGGCAATGCCAGGTTCAAGCGTTGTATTCTCAATTTACAACGACTTGGCACCAGCAACAGCAACACTAGCAGAAACAACTGACCCAGATGCAGTAGCACTGTCAGATGTAACAACAGTTTCTGTAACACTAAATGAGTACGGAAATGCATCACTTGTAACACGCAAGTTGCAACTGTTCTCACTATCCGATGTTGACCCTGCAGTAGCAGACATCATCGCTTACAACATGGCTGACTCACTAGATAGACTTGCGATGGATACCCTTCGTCAAGGTACAAATGTGATTTACTCTGCATCATCAACAGCACGCACATCAACAGCAACAGTTACAGCAACTGTCACAATCACTGCTGCTA